TTAAAATAAAAGGGGAAAAAGATTATGGATAATTTTTTAGAAGGAACAAGCGAGCAAGGCGAATTAGATTATGCTTTCGAAAATGAAATTGAAGAACTTCAAATGGCTGAAAAGGAAGCTGGCCGATATATCTATGTATGTAAATTAAAAATAAAAGAATGGGAAGACAAACTAAAAAAGGCTGAGGAACGAATAGAATATAGAAAAGATTGTTCTAAACATAACATCTATAATATGCTAAATAAAGCTATTGTGGATGGAGTAGTTGGAGCTGAAAGCATAAAAGAAGGGAAACAAACAACTTATACAATCCCATCTGCAAAGCTTATATTTCACAAAGGCGAAGAGATAAAGATGGTTGATGAAGCGAAACTTTTATTATATCTTAAGAACAATAGTAAATGGGATTATTTAAGCATAAAAGAAAACGTTAAATGGGATGAATTAAAAAAAACAATTAGAGTTAAGGATGGAAACATAATCGATGAACACGGAGAGATACTTGAATCAATAGAAGGCGTTAGTATAACAAAAAAACCATCTGAATTTGAAATTAAGTATTTAGGTAAAAAGAAATAAATTTACTGCCTTTACAAAAAATAACTTAATGTTAAGATATGTTTAAACATAAATATGAAAATGATTTAAAAGAATTTGAAGTTTTGCGATTTGATATCGCAAAACCAAAAACTGGAAGGCCTTTAGATTTTGCAAAATTAAATGAAGAATTCACAAATGAATTTGGGATAATCGCGATTCAATCGCGAAAATCAAAAAATAGTTAGTTGTTTACGACATAGGTATTATATGATATAATCATTAAATAAATTTTAGGAGTGATTATATTGAAAAACTTAGTAATATTAGAAAATAATACGCCAATTACAACAAGTAAAATAATATCTAATGGTGTAAATGTAAAGCATAAAAATGTTATTGAATTAATAGGAAGACACCAAGAAAGAATAAAAAATTTACGTGGAGTTCTTCCGTTTCAAACGGAGAAACCAAAAAAAGGCAATAAAGGTGGAAGACCTGAAAATTATTATTTACTTGATGAACTTCAAGCAACTTTTTTAATTACATTAATGAAAAACAGTGAAATAGTCTTAGATTTTAAAGAAGCACTAGTCAAACAATTTATAGCTCAAAGAAAATGGATCCTCGAACAGAAAACACAAAAAGCTAACCAGCAATATATTGAAACTAGAAATCAAAGTAAAATAGGAAGAAGACAAGAAACTGATATAATTAAAGAATTTATTGAATATGCTAAAAGACAAGGGAGTCAATCATCTGAAAAATACTATATGATAATTTCAAAAATGGAAAATTCGGCTTTTTTTATACTTAAAGAGAAGTTTAAAAATGTGAGGGAAGTCTTAAGTATAACTCAACTAAGCAAGATAATTGTAGCTGATATGATAGTTAAAACTGCGATTATAGAAGGAATGGAAAAGGAAATGTATTATAAAGATATTTTCCAATTAGCTAAAAAGAAGGTAATTGAAATGGCTAATAGTGTGGGAATAAAGGAAGTTTTACCTTCTTTTGATTTTAAACAGATAGAATAGACTGGAGGTTTTAAATTGGGTGATAATGAAATTATAAGAAGTAATTTAGATAAAATATTGATGTATTATGGAGCAATTCCTCCAAAGGGCAGAGGCAATTGGACGTGCCTAAGTTCAAGACACAAAAATCCGCGGGATAATTTATCAGTTAAAGGAGATATCTGTTGTTGTCACTGTGGGTTAAAAGGAGATTCCTTTTCTGTTATTGCCGAAATGGAATCGCTTGATTTTAGAAATAAAGATGATTTTCTTTTAATTGTAAAAAAAGCATCTGAAATTTTAAATATGCCTGTTGAAAATAAACAAGTATTCAACAGGCATGAAAGGCAGTTACAAAATAAATTCATTGAGGATATATCTAACGAATTAACAAGGATTATATCAGAAAAATTTGAAAAATCAAAAACAATAAATTATATATACTTTTATAACCGAGGAATTTCTAATATTATAATTTTTAAAAGGTATAAATTTATTGTTGCAAATCCAAAAAGAATATTTCCAACAAAATTGTTGCCAAATTTAAGTAATATTTGGGCGTATGAATTTATAATCCCAGTTTGGCGAAATAATAAAGTGGTAAATTGCATCTTAAGACGAAATGATTTTAAAAGTAAATCAAATAATAAAATTTTAAACTTAAAAGGGCTTCCAACAGAATTTTTTAATATAGATTATTTGGAAGAAAAAGAACTAAAATATTTATTTATATGTGAGGGCATATTTGATGCCCTTACATTCGAGAATTTAGGGTATAAAGCAATCTCTATTAATTCAATAGTAATGATACATAAATTATTTAGCCAAGTTAAAAACAATAAAAATGGGCTAAAAAATACTATATTCTTTATAGCTTTTGACCAGGACGAAAAAGGATGGGGGCAAAAAGCTTCAAAAGAATTATTAAAAATGCTTAGAAGTATTGATGTAAAATGTTATAGTTTGAAAATTCAGGAACATAAAGATATAAATGAATATTATTGTACCAATCAAAAAGAATTTTTAAAAAGTATTGACAAAGTAATACCCATATAGTATTATGTGAACATAGTAAATAAATTAAATTAAAATATTAGGAGGAACTAAAAATGAAAAATATAATAAAGGTATTAGCATGGTTATTATTCCCATACGTAATGATTGGGATTTTGGTTGGAAAGAAAAGCGAGAGCAAATTGGCTGGAGTTATGTCGGGGTTTTTTGTATTTATTCTTACATATACAATAATGACACCATCACTTGAATCAAGCACATATAAGGAGCCATCAAATATTTCAACACCAAAGGATATCCCGGAAAGCAAAAAAACAATAGAGCCATCACCAAGCCCATCAGTTAAGCCATCAATCAAAGTATCAGTTAAACCATCACCAAGCCCAACAATTAAGCCAACAGTTAAAACAACATCAATCAAGCCATCTGTTAAGCCATCACCAAGCCCATCGGTTAAACCTGTAGTTAAAAAAGAAACACTTTCTCAAAAAAATGCGGTAAAAGCGGCAGAAAATTACATTAAGATTATGCCTTTCTCAAGAGAAGGCCTAATAAAACAGCTAAAATATGAAGGGTATTCGACAGCAGACGCAACTTATGCGGTTGACAAAATTAAGATTGATTATAATAAACAGGCTTTAAAGGCGGCAGAAGCATACCTCGACATGATGGCATTCTCTAGAAGCGGCCTAATAAAACAGCTAAAGTATGAAGGTTATACAACTAAACAGGCCACATATGCGGTTGATAAAGTAGGACTATAGGAGGCTGAAATGTATTTTATAACTCCAGAGGATTCAAAGAAGATTATTGAAACTGCTATTAAGAAAGAGAATATTGATACTGTAAAATAAATATTGTATAATGTATTTATTAAATTAAAGGAGTGTTGATATTGAATAATTTATTGACAATTAAAAAAGATGAAATTTATGTTGCTACTGATATTTTAGCAAAGGAATTAAAAAGACCTCATCAAAGAATAATTAATTTGATAAATACATATGAAAATGAACTTAAAAAACTTGGAATACTCACTTTTGAAAAAAGCCTAAAAACTGGTAAAAGTGGTCAGCCTAAAAATATTTATTATTTAAATGAAACACAATATTTATTTTTAATCATGAATATGAGAACGAAAGCAAATGAAAAAGATTTAGTTTTAAATTTAAAGTTAGAAATATCAAGACAATTTGTATCAATGAGAAGATGGATATTAGAACAAAAAACGCAAAAAGCTAATCAACAATATATAGAAACTAGAAATCAATCTAAGATAGGTAGAAAACAGGAGACTGATATAATAAAGGAATTTATTGAATATGCTAAAAGACAAGGGAGCCAATCAGCTGAAAAATATTATATGATAATTTCAAAAATGGAAAACTCGGCTTTTTTTATACTTAAGGAGAAATTTAAAAACGTGCGTGAAGTTTTAAGTATAACTCAATTAAGCAAGATAATTGTGGCTGATATGATAGTTAAGACTGCGATTATAGAAGGAATGGAAAAAGAAATGTATTATAAAGATATATTTCAGTTGGCTAAAAAGAAGGTAGTTGAAATGGCTAATAGCGTGGGAATAAAGGAAGTTTTGCCAAATGTAAAATTTGAACAAATTAAAATGGAGGGAATTTAGTTATGAAAGATTTAAGGGAAGTTGCTGAAAGTGCAGGTTTGTTTTCAAGAAATTTGATGAGACATTCCAAATTAACAAACATGTTTTAACAAAGTTAGGAATTGAGCCAGAAAAAGAAAAGGGAGAAAGACATCAATTTATATATAATTTATCGGAAAACGATATTAACAAAATTATAAATTATGTAAATTCAAAAATAATAAGAACAATTATAAATATAGAAATTGATGGAAAAGTTTATTGTATAAATTCAAAACAATTTCAAAAATATAATTCAAATTTATATACAAGAAAGGAGAATGAAAATGGCTGAGATTAGATTAATAAATAAAGACACAGACTTAAAAAGTATTCAAATAGAATGGATAAGATGGGATGCCTATTATGGCATCATCCCATTGACCATTTATAAAATACCGGGTTATATACATTCTATTGGCGGCAAATGGGGTGAAAACGATTATTGGTGTACAAAGAGGGGCCTGGATGTCAACCATGAAACCCTGATGGAGTTTAATGGTTCTCCTTGCAATTGGAGTTTTTCTTTAACTGAAGATAATTATTTCAAAGATAAATGGGACGAAAAAAGTATTGAGCGAAAACTTCAAGTAAAAATTTTTAGGAATAATGATGTCTTTTATACCTTTGGAGCCAACAGCCTTGATTGGGCCTTAGCAAGAGTGCGGATGTTATTATTTGAAATTGACGAACATCCAATTGAATTTTATGAAATAAACTTTAAGAAACATATTATTGGCCGAAAGATAGAATGGAAAGGTATTCCTTGTATAGTAGAAAGCTATTGTATGAATGGGAACTTAATTATAGTTCCAGATTCAAAATTATCAAGCCATGATGAATTGGAAAAAGTATCTCATGATGGGGATAATTATGAAGGGTATATTGCCGAAGATTTGTTTGCAAAATCTATTTTTTGGTTTAGGAGGGATGAATCATTATAAGTTTTAAAGACTTTTTGAGAAAGGTCTATGGCAAAATAACTAGATAAGATATGATATAATATAAAAAACCTGTGAACCTATTGTATTTTTGATTTTTAATAAAAGGCCCTTTCGAGGGCTTTTGTTCTGCGTTCAAATACATCTTATGCGTCTATGTGGACGAATATAGAATATATTTGTTTTTTTTTGTCGTCTTATGATATACTAATGTTACGTTATGAAACGGACAGTCGACGGACTTAAAACGGAAATAGTCGACAGACTTAAAATGGAAATAGTCGACAGACTTAAAATGGAGGTTATATTATGAATTTGAAAAGGTTTTTTAGTTTATTATTGTTTGGGCCGTTGATTCCTATAATTGGGGTGCCTGGTGAAGGCGGAGAAGCCGGAAGCACAGGTGGTGAAAATTTAGAGGGCGACGAGGGCAAAAATACAAACCTTGATGGCGAATCCAATGACGGAGAAAAAGGGCAAAAACAAGAATTTGCATTTTATTCACAGGCTGATTTTGACAAAGCTTTTGAAAAAAGAATGGCCCGGGAAAGAAAGAAAATGGAGACTGAATTTAATACTAAACTTGAAAGAGAAAAGATGGATGAGACTCAAAAAGCAAAGGCAGAAAAGGCCGATGCAGAATTAAAAGCAACTGAGGCAATTAGGGTGGCAAATTCGCGATTAATAAAAAGCGAAATTAACCTCAAATCAGTTGAACTTGGAATTATAGACGCTGAGGCGGCATATGCTCTTATTGACAAAGAATCTGTTGATGTTGACGAATATGGGAATGTGTCTGGTGTTGATATAGCCTTAAAAGCTTTAATTTCAAAAAAACCTTATTTAGTAAAGACAGCAGCCGAACAACATCAAAAAGCGGGAGATGACCAAAGTTCATCAACCAAAAAGAGTAACTTTAATATTAATGATATGTTCAGAAAAGCTGCTGGCAGGTAAATTTAAAAAAATAATAAAGAGGTGTATTTTATGTCAACTTATATCCCAAGGACAGGTGCGGAAGCACTTATGCCAGAAGAATATACAAGAGAAATCCTTGAAAGCGTACCAGAGTCAAGTTCTGTTATGAGCTTAGGTTATAGAGCTCCTAATATGAGCAGGGCTCAAAGAAGAATGCCTGTATTATCCGTTTTACCGACAGCATATTTTACAAACCCAGGCCCTGGTGATGTTGGAGATTTAGGATGGAAAAAGACCACACGTTTGATGTGGGAAAATCGTTATTTAGACGCTGAGGAATTGAATGTAATTGTTGCAATTCCAGAAAGTGTAATTGATGATGTGGACTATGATATCTGGGGTAGATTTTGCTCTCCTAATTAGAAATAGTTAGGTAATAAATTCCTTTAACTGCTGGGAACTCCTGTAAACTGGTTATTTGCAGGACAATTAGCAAGCAAGCTATTTACAATATGGTTTTTCTACTGATATAATATCGATATAGGAGGTTATATCATGGAAGAATGGCGGCAAATAAATGGATATCATAATTATGAAATTTCAAATTATGGGAGAATAAGAAGAATTTCATATGATGATCCCCAAAGTAAAGCGAAGTTTAAAATACCTTATATTTTAAAACCTAGTGTTGAAACTAATAAAAAATATTATAAAGTTACATTATTAAAAAATGGCAAAGCAAAGCATTTTAGTATTAGCAGATTAGTTGCTCTTCATTTTTTAGAAAATAATAATAATAATAAATTGCAAGTTAATCATATTGATGGAGATGGATTTAACAATTATTATAAAAATTTAGAGTGGTGTACAATGTCGGAAAATATAAGACATAGAATAAAATATTTAAATCCTAAATTTACAGAAAAAGAAATAAGCCAATATGATTTGGATGGTAACTTTATAAAAAAATATAAATCTTGCGAAGAAGCTGGAAGACAAAACAATATATATGGTGTTTGTATTGCTAGATGTGCAAGAGGAGAAAGAAAAAAATATAAGGGATATAAATGGGTATATTGTAAATAGAAGCTTCAACGACCAGTCGAAAGACGTACATTCAAGCGAATGGAAATGGGGAATGCCTTTAAAATGGCAAAGATATGGTCTCATCTATATGGTAACATATAGCAGCCATAAAATGGCGGGCAAAGATTAGCGACCTTTGTTGAAGAATATGGAAGTTAAACCTAAATTACTTGAAGCCTATGGATTGGCAATTGACCAGGCAGTATACTACGGTATAAACGCTCCGGCAGTATGGCCAACAAATCTGGTCGCAGCAGCAACTGCCGCTGGCAATTTTGTAACAGCTCCAACTGGGACAAATGATTGGTATGATGTCATTATGGGCGAAGATGGTTTAATCAGTAAAGTTGAAGAAGACGGATATATGGTAAATGGTTATGTATCGGCTTTAACTATGAGAGGTAAATTAAGAGGATTGAGAGATTCTGTTAATCAGCCAATTTTTAAACCAGTTCAAAAAGAAGGCATTCAGGGAGCTTCTAGATATGAGTTAGATGGCGAGCCAATGTTCTTCCCAAGAAATGGCGCAATAATTCCGGACAGAAGTTTATTAATTGCCGGCGATTGGACAAAGCTAATTTATGCAATTAGAAAAGACATCACATGGAAAATTATGACTGAGGCTGTTATACAAGACCCAACAACTGGCGAGATTGTATACAACTTAGCTCAACAGAACATGGTTGGTTT